TTCAAAGAAATCATCGAGCCGCTCCGCGACCTCTTTAAAGATGAGGTTCGTAAAGCTGGCCTCGAACTTGGAATTCCGGAAAGACTGGTATTCCGTCAGCCATTCCCTGGCCCAGGCCTTGGAATCCGTATCATCGGAGAAGTCACCGAAGAAAAAGTACGCATCGTACAGGATGCAGACTACATCTACCGTGAAGAAGTCGACAAAGCAGCCGCCGACTACAAAAAAGAACACGGAGAAGACCCATCCTGGATGCCAAACCAGTACTTCGCAGCCCTTACCAATATGCGAAGCGTAGGCGTAATGGGAGACTTCAGAACTTACGATTATGCAGTAGCACTCCGCGCAGTTAAGACCATTGACTTCATGACTGCCGAGTCCGCAGAGATTCCTTATGCAGTACTTAATAAGGTGATGAACCGTATTATCAATGAAGTTAAGGGCGTGAACCGCGTATTCTATGATCTTACTAGTAAGCCGCCTGGTACGATTGAGTTTGAATAATGAGCAAAATCCCAGAAATCCTTTATTCACAAGGGTTTCCGGGATTTTATTTTTGCCTGTGATGCTACGGTGATGTTAATGGGGAGAAAGTGTCTTATTTTTGGGGATTTTTTGTTATTATATGATACTGTACGTTTCATACGTTTTTATCTTCTGCATTATCATTTGTGGCTCTTACTTCATTGAGAGCGTCAGCAAGCTTCCTGTCTTTTCCTGGATACAAATGAGCATAAACTTTCCAGGTTGTTTCCGGTGATTCATGTCCAAGCCGGTCCGAAATCTCTTTGATGGAAAACTTCATGTCAATCAGCATACTTGCGTGGGAATGACGAAGATCATGGATCCTGATCTCCGGAAGACCAGATCTGGCAGTTGCACGTTTAAATTCCGACCGCATACCGGATTTCTGAAAATAGAAGATACGCTCATCTGGTTCTATAGCCATGCTGGCAACATAATCCTGAAGCTCTTTATACAGAGATTGCGGAATGTTCACGACACGTTTGCTCTTTTCGGTTTTGGGTGTCTGGAAGTATTGCTCGCCTTTTATAACCACAAAATTCTTGTTAATTGATATGGAGCAGTCCGGCAGGATATCCGCCGGAGTAATAGCCAGAACTTCTGCAGATCGGAGTCCTCCATAGAACATGAGGCTGAACGCCATCCGGTACGCACTTTTCTTTTCAAAGTTAAGGAAGTAGTCAAATTGCTCTCTGGTCCAGATGTTCATTTCATCTGCACTGCTTTTCCCGATCGCACCAGCTGCAAGGCATGGATTGCTCCGGAGCTTATAGTATTTGACAGCATAATTCATGATAGCAGACATCTGGTTATTGATGGTCTTCAGATACGTCTGAGAATAAGGATTTCCCTTATCGTCCCTGTAATTAATCATGGCATCTTGCCACCGGTGGATCACGATCGGAGTAATGTCACCGATCTTCATATCTTTAAAGAATGGCAGCAGTTTCATGTCTATCAGATACTGCTTGTTTTCCAAAGTGGTCAGTTTCAGCCGGGAGCTGCAGTCTGACATATAATTCTTGATCAGAGCAGAAAACAGGATATCTGGATCCTTGGCGCCCTGCGCCAGAAAGTCACGTTCCCATTCTACAGCCTCTTTTTTGGTAGAAAACCCCCTTTTGCATTTATGCTGACGCTTGCCAAGCCAATCATCATAGTAGAAGTTGGCGTACCATTTTGTCTTTCCATCTTTGGTAAAATACTTATAAGCCGGCATCTGAATCCTCCGTTACTAAACAAATGTGTCAAGCAAATGTAATCAACAAATGTTTGACAAAAATGTTGAATATAGATATAATATACTTAACAAGAGAACCGTTGGTCAGTGCACACCTGACCGCCGGATAGAGTAGTAACTAAAAAATAGCGCCTTACTTTACCAGAGCAGGGGCGCTATTTTTTATGCATTAAATTGATAACAAGAGTTACAACTGCACAAAGCATAATTACAAAAGTAAATAAATCACCATATGTAACCATCAGCACCAGCCTCCTTTCACCAAAGTGTCCGGCGGCTGACATAACACCCCAACGGTTCCCCAGTTAAATATACTATTCTGTTTTTTCTTCTTCCATCTTCTCCATCATTCCCAAAAAGATACGTTTTCCCTTCTTGGATAACTGACGGTACCGCAGGATGATATCCTGTTCGTCTTCTGAAGCAATGGCACAGCTGTATTCAGAATTACCCACAAGGTAATCCATAGAGGTGTCGAGGGCTTTTGACAGGCTTGCAGTGGCATCTATTCCAGGAACAGTCTTTCCGGCCAGAATGTCACAGCAGGTTTCCTCTGTCAGCGTTGATTTTTTGATCAGGTCCGGAAGGCTCATCTGCAACTGAGCCAAACGGGCTTTTGTTCTTGCTTGCACTGCGGAAACTTCTTTTGGATCCGCAACAGCATATCTTGAAGTAGTCCGGCCAAGAATGTAATCTGCTGGCACACCGAAGTATGCAGCGCTGCGATTAACAAATTCTGTTGACGGGAAAGAGTAACCTCTTTCGACATTCGATACTACTTGGCCAGAAAAACCTATTGCTTTTCCAAGTTCGGACTGACGCAGATTAGCCTCAGCCCGCAATTCTTTTATTCGTTCACCAATTGTCATAAAAACTATTCCTCTTATTAATATCTGCCACCGCGTTGGATTCCAATATCAGAAATCTTATCGTTATCAATTATGAAACCTATATCTTCTGATACCTTATATGAAACCGACTTGCCTGAATTCGGTTCTGGCTTTGGAATTATTTTTCCACAAAATTCAGCACCTTCAAATAGTACGACTACGGATACTGCGCTACTGTCAATAGAAGAAATAGTACTTTCGATATCCTCTGGATCAGCAGCTTCAATCTGGGCATTGTACATCTCAACCAGTTTCTTTTGAGCGTCGGTAACGGTGGTGCCATCATAGCCTACCTGTACTGAAAAATATTTGGAATCATACGCTGAAAATAAATTCGAAATTGTATCACCAATTTTTATGCCACGAAATGTTTTGCTATCAGGATAAGCAGAGGCCATTATATGATCTTCTGAATCAGGTATCTCAATAGGAGCGTCATTTTTATCGTATAATTTAAAATCTTCCAGTGAAAACCATTTTTCCTGATTCTCATATTGTGAAAGCAGTTCTTTGGCAGCTCCTTCTGGCTTATATTCCCCTGTTTTGTAGTCTTTAATTTCAAACGCGGTTGCATCAGCGGAAACCGGATTGACCCAATAATAAATCAGATCATCACTACTACTGTGGATATTCGTTATAGAAGAGCAACTCCAAGTATTGTCTTTTGTATAGTAGCAGACCGCCTCCATGGCTACGCCATCTGCTGATAAAATTACTTGTGCAACTGTTTGAGAATCTTCTTTTTTCTCTAAATCGTAAGAGGAAACTTTTTTAACACCCATATCATTCAACGACTCGGAAATTGCATCGGATAATTGGGAAGCATCTCCAGAAACGTATTTTTGATCGATATTAATACCATAATCGGATGCTGCGAATACAGGGATAGTATTGGCAAAAATCAATGAGCAGGTAAGTGCAATTATTTTCTTTTTCATAGTCATTCCCCCCTTTTGCTTCGGTACCACTCGAAGCTTATTATTTTGCTTTCTTAAGAGGTTCGGCAGTATCTGTTTCCTGCCGTTTTAAACATTTTATGTACCCCTTCAATTCACCTCGAAATTCCAACTGCGCATCATGCGGAAGTTGGTGAAATAGTTTTAAAATATCTTGATCCTCTTGGGATATAGAAATGGATTTTTCACCAAGCAATATATAGTCAGTTGATACGCCGAAATATTTTGCTAGCTTAACAACGACATCACAAGAAGGCTTACTTCCTTTTTTCCAATCCGAGACAGAAGAATTGGAAATTTCCAAATCAGAAGTGAGCTTTTTGGCCGTAATTCCGTTTTCTTTTAACAATGCAAGGATTCTATCTAACATGAAACCTACCTTTCAATAAAAATTGGAAATATCCAAATAAAAGTATTGACAAATTGGAAATATCCAATTATTATTAAAAATGTAATAAACAAATGTTTAATGCAAAACAAAAAAAGAGAGAGTTACATCGATGATAAATCGGAGAGCAATGCTTTATTGTTTTCTTCAATCATGGCCGCCACAGCAATGATAAGAGCCTCAGCAGATGCTTCCGACATAACAGTGTTTCCGGCAGGAACGCCGTTTCTTAATAATTCAGATAGAATCCGGCGGTTTTCGTCACCATAACGTTTAAGCCCAATTCTTCTGAGATTATCAATCCAATTATCCATGATAACTCCTTTCTGATTATTTTAATGCAATCGCAAACAAATGTAAACAACAAATGTAATAAACATTTGTTGAAAACGGAGGTGATATTTTGAAGCGAAAACTGTCGCCATGGTGCAAAGAAGTAAAGAAAACCCTAATTGACAGAGATATGTCTGTCACGGAATTATGCGGTGAAGTTGGGATGTGCAGGAACTATGTGACAACCACCATAAATGGAAGAATGTATGCACCTGCACTTGCTGAAAAAATCAGCAAGGCTCTGGATATCGATACAGAGTACACAATTTAATTATCATAACTTGATTATACAGCTTATAGAAGGAGAGAAAAATGTCGAAATTTGCTACGAAAGCAGCGGCTAATATGTTTTGCCAGGCACGATATGAGGCGGCAAAGTCAAATGAGCGTCTGAGCAGCAGAGAAGGTGCCGCGGAAGAAATAGGAATCGACCGTACAAGGTTAGCCAGAATCGAACTTGGGAGCACAATACCATATCAGGAAGAGGTCCTTTTAATGGCTGACTGCTATAAGGCACCGGAATTGAAAGGAAATTATTGCCGGGAGATGTGCCCGCTTGGAAAGAACATGCCGAAGATCGAGAATGCAGGACTGGATAGAATCAGCCTGAGAATGCTTTCTTCTTTAAAGAAGATAAACGAGGCAAAGGAATCACTTCTTGATATTACGGCAGACGGAATTATCTCAGAAGAGGAAAAACCGGAACTAAAAAAAATCATTCAGACATTAGACGAAGTAAATGAGATCACGCAGAATCTGAAAAATTGGATTGAGAGAAATCTGGAATGAGGTGCTTGGTATGGAAAATGCAAACGGTGTAATCAAAAAGCTTACATCTGCGGAACGTTCTTACTATACAGCCGCTGAGGTCAGAGAAATGATGGGTGTGAGCAGGGATACGGCATATCGCATGATACGTTCCCTTAGATCGGACCTGATAGCCGATGGAAAGCTTGCCAAGGGGTATCCGACAGGGAAAATCCCCAAAAAGGCATTTAACAAATTATATATGATTGAATGAAAGGGGTGGATACGATGGCTTTTTACAGAATCTGTCCGGATTGCGGAGCGTATCTGGATCCGGGAGAACAGTGCAGTTGCCATGAAGAATGTCTGATCGAAATGGAAAGAAAAGAAAAAGCAACTGCATTTGTTGAAAAGATGATGAAAGAAGAAAAAAATGGCCAGCTTCGCCTGGCGGTATAGGAGGGAAAGATGTTAACACCAAAAGATCTTGAAAAATATCATCAGGCCGCAGAGCGGATCCTGAATGCAATGGACAACAGCCCGGTGCCGATCAGCTGGCACGAAATGGACAGAATGGCATTGCAGAGCGTTATCGCAAAGGAATTGATTCTCATTGACAAGGAGGCAAGGAAATGAATGTATGCAAGGTGCCAGATATGTGCAAAGACATGGAATATAAGTATATCACAGAAGATTCCAAAACAAGGGTATATCTGTCCGTGGTGCGAGAATTCAATGAGGCAGAATATGAGAAATACTACATCCGCAAAAAGAAAGAGAAAGTGAGAAAGAGAATCCTTTTTATTGCAAGAGCTTTGAAGTATGCACTTCCAGTCCTGGCAAGCACGATTCTTTACAATATGCTTTCAAATAAGCTTTATCTCGAAAGAGGAAGCCATGAAATTGGCTCAGAAATAGTTTTTGTTGGAATATTCGGCATCGCACTGTTTGGGTTTCTGAATTGGTTTATAGGAGGTGATGAACATTAAAAAGGTCTTGGATAATAAGGGGAAAGCGGAGTGTAGACGGCACCCACGATCCTATCCAAGACCAGTCAGAACTTTTAAAAACAGGTTATCGACCCTTTGTTTTTAAAGTCATCGTCATTTTATCACAAAAATAGGAGGTTATCAAGTAGATGAAAGAGGTTTTAGGAAGCTTGCCGGAAGTTATTACGGCATACAAAAATTACAATCTGCTGGTTCCTACAGCAACGGACGTGCAGCTCAATCCATTCTACAAATTCCATGTAGAAGAGGTTCCAGTCGATCTGGGTGAGAACAGCGGAGACATTTTCAAGGTTGGTTCAGTTAAGACTGGGAAGCAGGATGAGAGAGGAAAGGATATCTGGGAAGATGTGTTTTCCTTATCTAAGCCATTGCTCAACAAAATGGCTATGGCAGCCGGTATCCAGTTCAATCCAAAGGAAACATATGGTGAGCGTATCGACCGGGTTACATATCGAGCACAGGCTCAGGGAGCTATGCGCAAGGCTGACGGAACAGCCAGAACAGAAACTGACCAGAAGGTGATCTGTCTGGAAGATGAAGAAGAAAAATACCGCATTGAGTTTGCTGACAAAGCCACAAAAGGCATTACTGATGAAAAACAGGCACAGGCAGCTGCGGAAATCTTTTCTGGACAATGGGTGGAATCCAAGAATAAATGGGGGAAGAAATGTCAGGCCTTTGTGGTTGCGAAAGAAGATAGAGACAGATACATTGATCGCTCCGTCATGGTAAACATGGCACTGCTGAAAAAGACCTGGGCTGAAAAAGCTATGACCGGTGCGAAGCTTCGTGTTATAAGAGCTCTGCTTGGTGTAAAAGGCACATACACAAAGGCGGAATTGCAGAAGAATTTCGCTATCCCAACAGTTATATTTTCACCTGATTTCTCGGATCCACAGGTCAGACAGGCAATGCTGACACAAGGCATGAACTCCGTGAACAATATGTTTGGTACACCACAGATAGCAGTTAAGAGCGTGGATTTCGAATCTGAAAGCACAGTATTTACTCAGGATGATTTGAATAATCCAGCATATGCTTCGGATACAGAAAACGAAGATGATTATCCACCAATGCAGGAGCCGGATATTGCTCCCGAACCGGAGCCAGAACCAGAGCCGGATAGATCGGCAGATTTCCAGTGTTCCAGATGCGGTGAGGTCATAAATGAAAGGGTTTACGAATATTCAATCAATAAATTCGGAGAGCCACTTTGCATTAAATGCCAGAGAGGAGGCGGGCGCAGATGAAAATAATAAAGGTATCAACAGAATTGGAAATGTCAGTACATGAATTTCCATCCGGTACCATCCGGGAACATAACAAAGCTTTGTGTGAACTTATCGGAAACGGCTGTGACCTTGTAGAACATGTAATGCCAAAGAGATTATACACAGAACTGAAAATGCCATCCAGCCCTGTTAAAGAACCAGGGAAGTGTGTGAGTATGCTGATCGATGAAGAGGGAAGACTGAAGCCGAACAAAGCAAATCTGATCGGAAGTTATCTTTACGAGTTTGATAAACATGGATGCCCCATTGTTGGAAATATTCTCTTTATCGGAGAAAAGATGGGAGATGATGGCGTTGAATTCTGCGGAATTAGCGAGGAGAACTTTTCGCTTTTAGAAACGGAATTAAAGAACATGATCACAGCAATGAAGGCAACAGTAAAGGAGATGAGCAAATGAAAATACTTCATACTGCTGACTGGCATATTGGCCAGTTTAAAGGACCTGTAGTGGACGGAGTAAATCTCCGTTCGCAGGATACAGTAAAATGTTTGGAATATATGGTACAGGTAGCTATAGAAGAGAAACCGGATATCGTTTGTGTATCAGGAGATATCTTTCATCAGGAACAGGTTGGCCCCGTGAGGTATTCAGACGAAATGATTACGGCAACGAACATCATTACATCATTAGCACATTTTTCGAAGTATGTGATCGTGATGCGAGGCACTCCAAATCACGATGGAGCTGCTCAGTTTAGAGTTCTTGAACGGATGCTGCTTAATATTAGAAATGTAGATGTTGTTACAGAACCAGGAGTAATAAAGACTCCATGGGCAGACATTGCCTGCCTGCCGGGATTTGACAAACAGGAGTTCAGAGCAAAATTCCCTGGTTTATCTGCAGACGAAGAAAATCTTGCATGGACGAAATATATTTCAGATATGGTTTTTGCATTGAGAGCAGAGTGTGAAAAGACACCGATTCTCATGGCACATTATACGGTTCCTGGTTGCAACATGGAATCAGGGCAGACCTCCTTCTTCACAAACTTTGAGCCGGTCATTCCAAGAGAAGCTTTAATGGCCGCAAGATATGAGGCGGTGCTTCTTGGCCATATCCATCGCCCGCAAATCATTGAAGGACTTGACAATGTATTCTATTCCGGAGCGGTCAATGCAATGAATTTTAATGATGAAGGACAGGATCGTGGATTCTGGATTCATGAATTTAATGAGAAAGGCACTCTGGTAAAAGGACATAAATACACTACTCCATACAGACAGTTCCACACTATCACCTGGGATCCTGATGAAGCTAGCGACTATATCCGTGAAGGAGCTATGTATCTTCACAGAACAGGCATTTCAGAAGATGTGACGGATAAGATAGTCCGGGTGCGGTATTCCTGCACATCTGAGCAGAAAAAGGCGCTCAACATTCCGCTACTGCAAAAGAACCTGTATGAGCTTGGTGCATTCTATGTGGCAGATATTGAAGCAGAAAGCACTATTGACATCACGAACCGCGGGCTTCTCTCGGAGGAAAGCGACACAAGGTTGAATCTGAAAAAATGGTTGGAGGAAAAGACATTTAAGAATCCAGACAAAATCGTGGAGCTTGCCGAGCCAATCATAGCAGAAGCCATGAAACAGAGTACCACTGCAGAGATTCACGGTGTGTTTAAGCCGGTATCTATTTCGGTAAGGAATTACAGAAACTACAAGGAAGAAAGTTTTGATTTTTCAGACATTTCATTTTGCACGATCAATGGAGTAAACGGTGCAGGAAAGAGCAGCCTTTTCATGGATGCTATTGTGGATTGCCTGTTTGAAGAAACCCGTGAGGGAGACTGCAAGGCGTGGATCCGAGGTACAGAGGATGCAAGAAGCGGTTCCATAGAATTTATTTTCGACATCGGAGAGAAACGATTCCGGGTAGTTCGCACCAGAACAAAATCCGGAAAACCAACTCTGAACTTGTCACAGTATCAGGAAGAAAGTGCTGACTGGATGAATCTGTCCAAGGAAAGAATCATTGACACACAGGCTGAAATCGAGAAGCTTCTTGGCATGGACAGCATGACATTTCGCAGCTGCGCATTGATCATGCAGGACCAGTATGGATTATTCTTACAGGCGAAGAAAGATGAACGTATCGCTATCCTTGGAAATCTGCTCGGGCTTGGAATCTATGGAGTAATGGAACTGGATGCCAGAAAGAAGCTTGCGGATGCAAGAAAGGAGCTTGCTTCTAAAAAAGAAGCCGTTCGGATCAAGACTGACTTCATTAAGGCTCAGGGAAATCCAGAGGAAGAACTGGAGACAGTAGAAAAAGATATTCATAAAAAGCAGGAAGAACTTGAAAATCTGGATGAATCCAGAAGAAAACTGCTCGAACGTCAGGAAAAAATATCTGAGGCAGAGAAAGAAAGCGAAAAAGCGAGAAGTGAATTAAAAGAATGCTCTGAGGAATGCAGTACCATGGAACATGACCTGGAATATTCAAAGCAGACACTGACAGCGTGCAACAATCTTTTGGAAATGGCTGATGTGATACGGGAAAAAGCAAAACAGCATTCAGAATTATCTTTGCAGCTTTCTGGCGTAGAAAAGGACGTTATTAAATACAAAAATGCCAAAGAGACATTGAACGGTTACACCGAAGAGGCTGACCGTTACCAGAGGATTATTACAAAGAGCAAGCTCAGAAATGAGCAGATAGATTCTCAGATTTCTCTGCTGAGTTCCAACGTTCCGACTGATCTGGAATACAGACTTGAAGAATTGAATCGCAAAAAAGAGGAACTTGATAGCCAGCAGGAAAAGAGATACCGTGCATCTGTTGCAGATCACGAACTGCAGCAAATCAGATCATCATATTCGCAGCAGATATCAGATGCAAAAAATAAACGTGATTATCACCAGACAAGGCTCAGGGAAATAAAACAGCAGGAAGAATTTATGAAAAATTCCGGATGTCCGGATATCGAAAATGCAAGTTGCCGATTTCTTGCAAAAGCAGTTGATGATGTCAAAAACCTTCCTGTTGAACGGGGCTGCTTGCAGAAGTTTGAAAAAGAAATCGAAACGCTGACATCTGAAATGAACAAGAAGGTAGCGGAGAAACAAAAGAAAATTTGGGAGATCGGATACAATCCAGATCAGCTGAAGTTGTTGCTCATACAGGTGAATGGACTTGCAAAATATGAACGCATAAAGAAAGATGCGGAGCAAAACAAACTCGAAATTGCCCGTTTAGAGGCCGAAAAGGAATCGAACGATAAAAATATAGGGCAGTGCGAGGAGAATCTGCTACAGGTCAAATTAAAGGCCTCTGAGATAACGGAAACAGTTAATAAACTATCAGAATCAGTTGATAGACAAGAACAAATCAAACAGCAGATGGCTCACCTGCAGACTTATGTAGAACAGGAAAAAGAGCTCCCTGTTTACGAAGAAAGAAAGCAGCATGTTCTTGAACGGATTGAGAGCATGGAAAAAGAGATGGAAAAACTTATTGATAGAAAGTTCATCCTCTCTTCTCAGCTGACTGGCATGGATACCATGATAGAAAAAATGAAGGAAACATTTTCGACAGATATGGTGGAAGAAACAGACAGGCAGATTCACAGTAACAAGGAATCTCTTGGAGAACTGCAGATCCAGAAGGGGGTACTTCTTGAACGTCTGGAAAATATCGATACCATGCGAGGAGAAATCTCCACGCTGAATAATGGAATTGCAGTAGCTGCTGGCAGAGCGGACTGTTACGAAGCATTAAAGCAGGCATTTTCGCAGGACGGAGTTCCACATCAGATTATCAGGAACATCATTCCTCATATCACAGATACCACGAACAATATTCTCGGCCAGATGACTGGTGGAACGATGGGAGTGGAATTTGTGATGGAGCGCACCGTCAAAGGAAAGGACGGAGACAAGGCAACGCTGGATGTTCTGATCAACGAATATGGCAAGACAACTCTTCCATATGCTTCCAAGAGCGGAGGCGAGAAGGTAAAAGCTTCTCTTGCCGTTATCCTTGCGCTGTCCGAGATCAAGGCAACAGCGGCAGGAATACAGCTTGGAATGCTCTTTATTGATGAACCACCATTCCTTGATGATGAGGGCGCACAGGCTTATGTAGATGCCCTTGAGACGATTCGTGATCGGTATTCCGATGTGAAGATTATGGCAATCACTCATGACGATGCCATGAAAGCGAGATTCGGCCAGGCTGTGACAGTAATTAAAACAGATGATGGCTCAAAAGTAATCTACTAAGCGGAGGGACTTATGGCGAAAAGATATTATTGGTTAAAGCTTCCTGACGGATTTTTCCGTCAGAAGGCCATCAAAAAACTTCGGAAGATTGCCGGAGGAGACACCTACACAATTATTTATCTGAAAATGCTTCTTGTTGCAATGAAGCAGGATGGAAGACTTTACTTCGAGGGAGTAGAAGCAACATTCTATGACGAGCTTGCTCTGGATCTGGATGAAGAAGTTGAAAATGTCAGAGTGACGGTTATGTTTTTGATCCAGCAGGACCTCATGCAGTTGATTGACGAAACCGAATATTCCCTGTCAGAATGCGCTAAAATGACAGGTTCTGAGAGCGCTAGTGCTGAGAGAATGCGACGATTAAGAGATAAAAAAGCGTCACAATGTGACATTGAAGTGACGGAACCGTTACGCATAGGTGACGTAGAGAAAGAGATAGAGAAAGAGATAGAGAAAGATAAAGAGAAAGATAATAAAAACATTAGCTTGGAGCTTAAAGACTCCAAGCAGAACACGTTCATCTCTCTTCCTCTGGTTACGGGCTCAGGAAATTATGATGTGACATTTGATTATCTCAATTCACTGAGAGAACTGTTTCCGGCACTGGATGTTGAACAGGAGTTTAGATCAATGGCGGCATGGCTTGACAGTCACCCTCGTAATCGTAAGACACCGAGAGGAATCAAGAGATTTATCACTGGTTGGTTAGAACGTTCACAGAATTCAATGCCGGCATCCAGAACACCGCAAGCACCTGCAGCTACAAAGAACATGTCAACGGATCAGTATATGGAGGCAACGTCCGGCTGGTGCGAAGGGATGGGTGATTGAAGTGACACCTCAAGAATTTGATTTTATCAGAGCTTCAATCAAAAGTGCCTATCCAACATTTAATGTCATGCCAGACCAATACAGCATCAGAATGTGGTACCGCATGCTTGGAGATCTGGACTATAAGCTTTGCGAAACAGCATTGATGGAACTGTTTGCCACTCATACATACCCGCCGCAGATATCTGAGATACGGGAGAAATGTGCAGAATACACAGTTCCACACCTCAAAGACCAGGGAGAAGCCTGGGGAGAAGTCCAGAAGGCCATCAGCCAGTATGGATATTACAGGCAGGAAGAGGCACTGGAAAGCCTGACACCAATAGTCAGAGAGGCGGTAAAGCGGCTTGGCTTCCGGGAGATATGCCTTGATGAGAACCAGGATGCTGTCCGAGCGCATTTCTTCAAGATATATTCAACCCTGATCGAGCGCAAGACGAATGATGCAAAGCTTCCTCCGAGTATTCTGGAAGCGAAAAATAAATATATTGCACAGCTTACCACACACGAAAATGCGGCAATAGAACAACAGCACCGGGACCAGATAGCAGAAGAACCAGAACGTGCGACACCAGAGTATATAGATATGCTAATGCGGGAACACGGATTCAAGAGGTGACAGCATGGAGCAGATAGAGAAAATACAGGGAACAGAGAAAGAATTCATAAAAGTCTTTCAAGAGCTGTGTTACAGCCGGAGTTCATGGCAGGTGTGGGCCGATCTAATGGCGGCAATGGCTTGCACACTGGCGAATTCGGTTGATAAGACGGAACCGAGATACACTGCAAGAGAGAAAGAATATGCAGAGTGCATCAAACGCCTTGGCGGGGTAGAGAAGCCGGCCAAATGCTTTGCGATTGTGGTTGAGGCACTGGAACGCAATCCAGATCAGGACTTTCTTGGAAAACTGTACATGAGCCTTGAGCTAGGGAACCACTGGAAAGGGCAGTTTTTTACACCATACAATGTCTGTGAATGTATGGCAAGCATAACAATCAATGACAATGTACAGACATTGGAAAAACAGGAATGGATATCTGTCAATGATCCGGCGTGTGGAGCAGGAGCAACTCTTGTAGCAGCGGCAAACATATTCCACAGAAAAAAGATAAATTATCAGACACGGGTTTTGTTCACCGCCAATGACATAGACAGGGTAGTTGCCCAGATGTGTTACATACAGCTTTCGCTTCTTGGGTGCGCAGGCTGGGTGGCTGTTGCAAATACGATATCCAATCCGGTGTGCGGAGATCCACTGATGCCGGTTGAAAAGCCGGGACAGGAATTCTGGTACACACCGTTTTATTTCAGGGGAGAATGGAACTGTAGACGGCAGATTCAGATATTTAAAGAAATG